CCCTTGGGGCTGCGCCTATATCCGGCTGAAGGATGTTGGTCGCATCACCGAGCCGAATCGAATCGCGCGCTGGAACGAACCGACACCTCCCAGCGCATGTTCATCTAATCAATCAACAGGAGAATCGAAATGACGAGAGAATTAACAGGTCACAAGGTCAATCCCGGCAACGACGTGCTGAAAGTCGAAGTGCTCGACTCGGCCGGATCGGGTGGTGCGAATCACCTCTATCACATCACCGGCTTCGACAGTGCGAGCAATCCCAGCGATCCGTGGACCGCGCGTCATGGTGAGTCGGCAAAGCACAGCACCATCCTTTTCCAGAATGGGCCAATCAACGAAGTGGGCGTCAACGGCCTCACGCACGAGGCACTGCTGGCCATCCTCATCGATCGCATGGAGGGCTTTCAGAACGGCCCCTACGCATCGCCTGACAATCAGGAGGCACTCGACGCCATGCGCACGGCACAGACTGCGCTGCAGCGTCGTACGAAGGCTAGAATGGCTCGCGGCGTCGAAGGTACGCACACCGTTTAGAGGCCATTCCCAACTATGACTGCCTCCACCGACCAACGCGAAGCCCAGCTCGACCGCGAGTGCGAGCGCATCATGAAGATGTCGATTGAGGAAATGGCTGCCGAGGAAGGCAAGACCGTGGACCAACTGCTCGAGGAAGGGCGCCAAGTCAAAGAGCGCATTATCGCCAATCTGAAAGCCAAGGGGTTATGGAAATGATGTGCGAAGCCTGTAGTCGAGGGGATCACGCCAACTGCGGTCTGCAGACTTGGTGCGAATGTGAGGACACGCGCGATGGCGATCCTCACGCGGAAGCCGACTACGATCCGACGTTGTGGTGCAATGGCTGTGGGGCGCGGTATCAAAAGGACTGCATCTGCGGTCCCATTGCGGACAACGAATAGTTCTAAACTCATGACCGTTCTATTTTGCATCGTTGCGTTTGCTGCAGGATGGGCGATTCGAGAGGCTACGAAATGACAAATGAAGTTATCGCACCAGGCATTCTCGGCACAGACGAGGAATCCTGCGTGGATTGGAAGGCAACCGCCGAGGAACGGCTCAAGGAGATCGAGCGTCTAGAGTTCATGCAGAAGGACTTCCACAACCTCGACGACATCCAGACAATCCGCCAATTGCACGCCGCGGTGAAGACGGCCCAGGAGCTTGCGGCTACGCGGCTGAGGGAGATCGAGCGTCTGCAGAAGACGCACGCCGAACACGTAACCGAGATTCAAACTCTCACCCAACAGCGTGACGACTATAAAGCTGATTACCTACGCGTGCATCGGGATTACATGAATTATCGCTACGGCGGTTCACCTCCCGGTACGCCACCGGGCAGGCTCGCTGACGAACCGGGCGAGCTCTGCCTAGTCGCCGGCTGTGGCAAGCCTTGCTTGGTGACCAAGGACGGCGCTGTGGGCGGCCTGTGCAAGGAACACAATGGCACGGTGATCAGACCGCGAGATGAAGGCGAACCGTGTTCGAGTCTTCCGAAGGAACGCTCTGACCGCCTACGGAAGATTGCAGGCGTGATTGAGAGTCGCCCCGTGCTTGGCCACTGGCCATCCATGATGGCTGCGCCAGACGCAGAGTTTCTGAGGTCTGTAGCTGCCGAGAGTCAAGAGACTGGCGCGCCACGCGAGCAATCTATCCCGCATGCGGATGGTCCGTGCGATTTCCAGTTCGAAATATCGCCACCCAATAACCGCTGTCTCAACTGTGGTTGGATGGTGGCAAACCACAGAAGCTCCGAGAATCGTTATGCCCTACGCAGGACTTGACCTTGAACCTTTTCCGCCAATCGACCCTCGATGGCTTCGCAAGTTCTATCGCGAGCTGATGGCGGACATGGCGCGGTGGCATCAACAGAGAACCGGAGGTAGTCGTGAGTGACGCGCTGGTTGAAGACGAACAATTCGTCACCGCCTGGATCAATATCGCAAAATTCCCTGGCGCTATGATGATGAGTTCAGGGCCTGAGGGGACGAAGCGGTTTGGTCCAGTTCCGGCGATGACCGGCTGTCTGATTACAACGTCAGCACAGACGGTTGAGGAGTGGAAGATCAAAGGACAGTCGGTGATTGAAATACAGCTTCGAGCCGCTCTGCGTCGAGGATGACATCTATGAACCTGCGCGTTGAGAACGTCCCATGTCCGTGCCCCTGGTGCCGCGCAGGCGATCAAGACAGCCTGCATCGCGTCTCGCGTATCCTGTTCGATGATAAGCCGATGTCGCCGGAGACGCGGGCAATACTGGATGAGATTGTGAAGGACGCACTGCGGGAAGTGGAGCGTCGAGGATGAAATCATGAGCGAATGGCAACCGATCAACACTGCGCCAACCGACACGCCCGTATTGGTCTATGGTGCCAAACGATTACATTGGGCAGTTGCGGCGTATACCCATCGTGACGGCTGGCAGGTCGAGACGTGCAGCGATTGGCATTCGATCTACCCGCCAACTCACTGGATGCCGCTACCGGAAGCGCCGACTACAAAATAGCGGACGAGGGCCTCAATGATCTGCCTCGACTTCACTGAACTTCAGATCTGGGCCGGGATCTTCATTGGAGCGTCCCTGTCCACACTCGGATTCTTTGTCTATCGGCTCTTTCGTAAGTATCAATGAACGACATCGCAGATAAACGTCGCAAACAGCTTCAGGACACCATCCGCAAAGCAGCCAAGGAGCTGCTCGGCTTCGGTGGCCTACCCCTGGCGGGATTCAGCTTTCCGCTCGATGACTCCAAAACCACGTGGATCATCGTGAGGCCAGCGACTGAGGAAGAGGCAGATGCGGAGTTGCAGAAGGGACGACGCTAGCGCGGGAAGGGGATATGACCGCTGAAACCGATAATGCAGACCGCGAGGCTCAACAGGATCACCGCCAAGGGCTGAGCGAGCGGCCAGCGAGGGGATGAGGCCAATCCGAGGATGGCGAGCAGAAGGGCGGCTACGGCAAGGAAGGCGGCAACAGTCATGGGTCACCTATGCGGGTTTAGCGGACGTGGCAATCCTGTTGATGGTGTCGGTTTTGGCTGCTGAACCCGCACTGGATCCGAAGTAATAAGCCACGATGCCGGTCCACGCGGTGCCAAGAGAGCCCACCAGGACGAGCATGACATCTCCTCCCTGAGCCGGTTTACCCTCCACGAGCAGGTAACCCAAGATCGAGAAGAATCCCACCGTGATCAGATATGCCAGGATCTCTGGGGTTTTATCTTTGACACCGATTTCACGTTGCCGAGCGTTTGCGCGATCCTCGGCGTCGATCTTGGCGAAGGCGGTATCGTGATCAGCATTGAGCTTGGCGAGGTCGATGCCCTGCTGCCCCATGATCTCGGCATGTTTCTGATCTGCAGCGCGAATCGCCGTGAGCTGATCGGGCGTTAGGGTGCCGGCCTCGATAGCCTGCGTAACGGCATCCGCTCCGGTTCCCGGTTTCAGCCCCAATGCCCCCTCGAGAGCGGCTACCGCAGTCCCAGCCAGCGGGCCGCCCAACATTGTGGCGAGCGTGGGGGCGAATGAGGCGATCGAGGTCGCCAACTGCTTGAGGTTCATGTTCGGTTGATCCATGTGTCTGATTCGAGCATCCGCATTTCACGCTCTGCTCGGCTATGGGTCTGAACCCGCCACCACTCCGAATCTCGGCCGGCTGCCGCGGCTTTCTCGTAATCCCTGGCGGTGAGGGCTGCCATGAAGTCCGGCCAGTGCAATGGCTTTGTACCGAGCTGGAAGGCCATAGAAATCAGAACCGCCCGCCTGACATCGCTGAGCTCAGCGAAATGAGGGAACAGAGCTGCCGTACTTCGAGCAGATGCGGAATCATGTGCGAATTGAGCTTCGATCGCAGCGTCACAAAGGCCGGCACCCAATTGACTCTTATCTACGAGACAGCCGATGCCGATCGTGAGGTAGCCCATCGAATCTCGATACACGCATGGATCGCGCCCCTCCTCGTCCGCGATCAGCTTTTCAGCTAGATCACTCATTTTCGCTCCAACGTCCCTACCCGCATCTCAAGGGCCGTGCACTGGTTTGAAGTCTTGTGGATAGCTCCCCTCATACCTGTGTCGTGAGTACCAATGTCCGATTTCATGCGTTCAACGTCGCGGCTGACGCCCTCCACTTGAGAGCTGAGGCGGCGGCAGTCACTGACATGCGCCCACAGTTGGGTGGCAAACCATCCTATGATGGCCATCTGAATCGTCACCAGAATACCGAGCGCCCAAAGCAGTGTTTCCATGTATCAACTGGCTGGATATCCGCCGCAGACCTCGTTCACCACATCCAGGAGCTTCTGTCGATCGGCGGTAGTCCACTGATTGGTTTGCTTGGCCAGAATGGCACAAACCTCGTCCGCATCGTCCGTGTCATTGACGACGGACTGCGCATACTCCGGATTGAAATGCACATCGCGCATCTGCATATCGAAAGCCGCTATCTGCGCCGGATTGGTCGGCACAGAAGTGAATTGCAATCGTGCTTTGACGAGAATCTGACAGACGACACCGCCCATGTTACTTCCTCGGTTGGTAATCCAGATTGCCGGAAGGCCCATTAGTCAGGTCTCCGGGTTGACGAATGCCCTCTCTCAGGAGCAAGGCAGATTGATCCATGACCTGTTGCTGTAGGACGCGCGACTCACGCTCAGACCGCAACAGTTCCTCGCGAATCTTGGTGTTGTCCGAATTCGCCCACAACGCGATCACAAACGCCGCTATGGCGAAGCCAAAGGCAATGATGGCCAGCGTTTTCTCGGAGATATTTACCGTTTGCGTCTGCGGCGCAGTTTTGACTGTTTGCACGGGAGCACTGTTGCCATGAACTGAATGGTCCACAGAATGAACGTTCATCGCGTTCGATTGCTCCCAGATCTCTTTGCGCGCCTCGCTGACGAGTTCTGCGTCCTGACGGTGCTGGGCAGCCATTTGCGGATCATCTGTTTCCTCACGGGCCTGCTGGTGCAAGCGGTCCCCGAAGTCCAGTAACCGGTCGATGAGATCATGAATTCGATCCCGCACTCGTTTAATGCTTCCATCACGCCTCATGATTCAATGGTGAGACCGAGCGGAATCCACCTGTTCCCAGCGCCCCTTTTGTTTATCGACTTCGCTACGCAACTGCGCAAATTCCTCGGCGGTTACCGCAGGTGGTCTTTTGGCAATCTCATCCACCTTGGTCTCGATGGTCCCCATCCGGGATTTCAGATCGTGCCACCCCACTGCTCCGCTGATGACGATTCCAAGGCCACCAATGACGAGACTCGGATTGCTGCGAAGCCATCCCCAAAACGGCGCGTACCGCTTGAGCGTGCGCGTTGTGGCGTGATCGTCATCGGTCATCTAGTTGACGGCCTCGAAACTCAATGAGACTGCGGTGAAGGTCGCATTGAGTCCGGCCTGACCCACTACATTGCCGGAGGCATCAACACTGATCTGCGCAGTCCCCGGCCCGCTCGTCGGACAGGTAAACCAATAGGTCGCTCGAGGCCGCCACCCTGCCGGCAGAACAAAGAGAGTCGTACCGTTGGTGATCGTGCCGCTTTTGAGAAGCGCATTGACCACGACGATCTTGCCACCCTTGATGGCCTTCGCATCCTGACCGGCCGCAAAGGCCACCCATGAATTCAGCAGCGTCGGTATGATCGTGTCTTCGGCGTACCAAATCCCCCAATTCGTGGTATTACCCTGCCGCTGATAGACCTGCACGCCCGGAGTTGTGGGAATCAGCGTCTGAACCGTAGGGCCGTTGACCTGTTTGTTTGTGATGACCATGCCGTCTTTGGGCCAACTGTCGGCGGTCAGTGCGCGACTCATGGTGATCCCGAAATCATAGTCATCCGGGACATTGCCAAAAACGTACTTCTTGACCAGTTGCGGCAGATTCTGCAGATGGTTTCCCCGATAGGGCGACATCGCCGTGTGGGGAAACACAAAATCCATGATCGCGCCCCAAATCCACTGTTGCATGGTGTCGTTGGGGTGAATCGGGACATTCGTCTGTCCGCCGATGGTGTTGGCATCCATCCATAGACCCGAAGACGGACGCGCATCCTTCAGGAAAGCATAGGTGTCGAAATACGCGCAGTTGTAATCCCGCGCCGCCTGGACGTAGAGCCCGCGCAACTGCTCGTACCATTGCTCATTACGCCCGTCGGTATCCGAGGCGGTGGCATTGGGTCCCACCAGAAGAATGGCCAGGTGGGGCAGATCGCCGTTCGTGGCCCCACGAATCGCGGCCAGCTTGCTGCGCAGCGTGCTGGAGAACGTGGCCAAGCGTGTGTTCGCGGGATTCAGCCCATCATTGATGCCATATTTGATGATCGCGAAATCGGTCGTCGTACTCAGATCCGGAATAACGCTCAGTGAACTGACATCAGAGCCCGCAATGCCCCGATTGGTCACAGTCAGCCCGCACATCAAGCCCTTCTTGTTGCCCAACTGGGGTAACAGGTTCTGCAACAGATTGGCGGAGTTGATAATCGCAGAACC